ACATCTGTCTCAAACTGAGAACCTTTACGGCCATTCTTGTTAGCCATTCTTTACCTTGTTAATCTTGTAAACCTGCTTGCCATCTTCTTCTTTAATCTCAATGAGACCAGACTCAAGCAGTGCAATCAATAAGTTTTTCATCTCTTCACGCAGTGCGTTGATTTGATTCTTTACGTATTGTATTTCAGTACTGACCAATTACAGTCACCGCCTCTGCTATACCTTGCTCAAGTGTAATCTTTGGAGTGTAGAATGATAGCAGTTTAGTGTTATCGGATACGCGGTGCATACATCCAACTGGCTTATCAGGTCGAGTAACAATAGTTTGTTGGTATCCAACTTCAGTCATTGCCATCTGTGCCAACTCTAGGAACGAAGTGGATCTACCCCAACCTAAGTTAGTAGGACCTTGCACGTTCTGTTCAACTGCAGTCATCACTGCGTTGACCACGTCAGTCATATGGATAAAGTCACGAGTCTGTGTGCCTGGACCCCACACTTCAAACTCTTCTTTCTTATAAAGCGCACGTGTAACATACATTGGAAACGGATAAGTGCTGTCTTGGTCCCACGCATAGCCTGAAAATGGTCTAAAAATATGGACATTCTCCACAAATTGGGACAAGTATTCACCCATTAGTTTACCCCAACCATATGTCATATCAGGTTGATGCACTATGTCTAAGCTGATGTCAGACTCTTTCAGTCTCCACTCTGGGTTATCTCGTTGCATTGAAATTGGGTACGCCGCACTAGATGAGAAGTAAACTATCTTGTGTGGTTGAGTCTTTAAGCACCACTGAAAGAACTCAGAGTCAATAGATAAGTTATCTGCGACAGCCAGTGGTCTACCTTCAATGGACTCACGTCCACCGACAATAGCAGCTAGGTGAATAACAAGATCATACTGGGTGTCTACCACCTTGAAGAATGCACGGCAGTCAACACCTTTCTTAATATCAATACAGGTCAGGTCGTGGTCCTCTAACTTTTTCTTAAAGTATTTACCTACAAATCCTTCGCTACCTGTTATTAGTATCTTCATCTTTGCCCCAATCGTAGATGTACTTCACATTACCTGATTCATCAAATGATATTTCTTGGTCTGTACGATAAACAAAGACATCGTTTTCATCCAGCGCTGCTCCTATATGGCAAACCGTATTAATTCTTTTGCGTTTAATTTTTTTCTTAATAGATGGTGGTGTAGGCATATAATTGTAATACTCATCGTGGATTAAACAATTAGCTGCCACGTGTGGATATATTTGATTTGCCATAAACTCTTGGTCTTGCATATAAGTATTACGCAGTGGTGTTTCATCCCATATCTTTTGGAAGAAATGCAGGTCTTTAGTGCGACAAGCAAACATACCAGCAGAGATAAGATAACCGTGACCTGTTGGATGATCTCTAATAATATGAAAACCAAAGCCTGAATCCAAGAACTCTTGGTGGGCTTGAGCCTCACGTAGTGATAGTCGAGCATCACAATCTCTACTAAGTACAACATCTACTGTTGAGTCACAGATAGCCTGGAATCTCCACATACGAGCCAGTGAGTTCTCAGGTAAATCAACCTCTACCTGTTCCACATTGTGAAACAAATCAAGTGTTGTCCGTACCCACGTTGGAACAGATGCTCCTACATAAAAGCGCACAGTAAATCCAGGGAAAAATACCTGAGCTAACTGTGCGTTCTTGATGGCACCAACCATAAAGCGAAGGTCTTTGCCATACAAAGAATAGGAAATTACTTGTTTCATAGTAAGGACAAAGCCACCTTAAGTACATCATTTTTTAGTTGGTTAGCAGCGTATTCATCAAAGACTATTTTGTCGTGTGTATATACTTCAGATGAATTGACATCTGTGTAACCAGCATCTTGTGTAGCCTTACCGTTAAGGTAGTGCATATGTTCAATGATTGCCTCTGGTACATAGTTCAGCGCATCTAATGCGTGACCAAGAGTCATCCAGAAGTTATCCATATACAAGTGAATCAACTTAGGCGGTGCCATAAAACCTAATGGTTTAATGATGTTAGTACTCATCATTACTGCTGTTGCTAACTTTTCACGCTGGAATAGATCGTCACCGTATGACAGGCCATAGCCACGCTCTTTAATAGGAGAATAAAGTTTCTCATCCCAAGCATCTGTTCGTACTACGTGGTCATCTCCCATAAAGTAAATAGTTTTATACTTATCTATATACTTATTGGCTACTAGGTTTAGCGTGCCATTCATACGCAGACGTGGGTTTACCTCATAGATAACGTTGTCAATGCGTGGGTACAGTCCTGCTTCATCATCGTCAATAGCAATGCAAATATCAGATATTTTGCTATGCAACTGCAGTTGCTCAACTGTACGAGCAACATTGTCTGGTCTACCCCGCGAAGGGATAATTACTAAGTTCGTTACCATACTCATCCTGTTCTTCTGGAATGTAATTAGCAGTGATTATCCCTGCCCTGGCATCTCTTGCCAGCATCTGACCATAAACATTTTGGTCTGCTATCTGACACGCTCCATAGTTCACAAAGAGCGTAGCCCAGTCCTTGCCATCTGCATAGTGTGGACCAAAGCGGTTCTTCACTGGTGCAATCTTGAGTTCACCCAGTGCTGGGTCATAACCCAAAGTAATAATCAGTGAAGGTAGTTGGCTTACCTTGCCGTGAATAGCACGGCGAGCAGGCGGTGTAGTAGGTGATCCGTACTCACTCTGCTCTGATACGTGGTGTAGTACTAGTACACAAGCCTCAGTCTTACGTGCCATATCGTGTAGTTCCATCATAATTGCACGGAGGCCTGCCCACTCATTATCGGTCTCAGCTGCTACGTTCATTAAATTATCTATCACAATTAGTTCTGGTGCTACTCCGAACAACTCAACATATGCTCGAATCTCAAGTTCGATATCATCTAAAGAAGGTGAAGAGTCAAAGACCCACTTAATATGATTGAGTTTCTCGAAGTATTTATTGTAGTAATTTTTGTCATTAGACAAGTTAGATTCAACTAATAACTGACTATGACCAGAAGCGTGCGCTGCCGCACGCATCATTACTGTTGTGGTATCGGTATCGGCTGAGAAGAACAGTGTTGGCACCTGTGCTTTCATTGCATAGATAAGAGCAAACATACTCTTACCAGCATTAGGAGCAGCAGCAACCATACATACTTGTCCACGTCGGAAGTTAATTTGCTTACGTTTTAACGCATCCCATACGTCAGGTAACGGTGTTGCTTTGGTAAGCACACCGCCCCAAGCACGGGATAAATCAAGCAACGTTGCCTCCTTGTAACTTAATTCCTCTTTGCCTACGTATTCTTTGGCGATCTCTAAAGACTAGACCGCCCCAAATGCCGTGAGTTTCTTTCATAATTCCCCACTCAGCACATTCAGATTGGTGTGGACAACTCTTGCATATTGATTTAGCAAAGAGCATCTCTCTTGAATTGCTTCCGTTATCCCTTTCAGGAAACCAGAAATCCCCACCAATCTCAGCACACGCGGGAGCTTCATAATCTCGTGGCTCCCGCAGCATTTATCTAATCCAGGATGTCTCGCACTTATCTGGCGCACCCTTTGGTGATGGACACATCCACGCACGCCAAGGTCCCTTAGTAGAAGTACCTGTCTTATAAGTCATAGGCCCGTGTTTACACACTGGCGCAGCGCCTGCATCTGTTACTGGTGCAGCGTTGAATTGTTGTGTTACAGAAGCCACTGTAGGAGCGTTAGAAGCAGCCCCACTAAGTTCACTTGCAGTTGATTTAATGAGAGCAGCAACCATTGATAGATCATTGAGTCCTGTTTCTAATTCTTTAATTTCTGTTGCATAAAGGTTAATCAGTGTTCCATCATTCAACTTGTAGTTGACTTGGAACTTTGTACTTTCTGGTGCAGCCATTACTTTCCTCCGTTTAACTTAATGGATAGACGCTGACTTTCAGTGCCTACTTTCTTTGGAATGAAACCAAGAAGTTTCTCGACTTCATCACCATCAACTGTAGTTCTGCCTGCCACAGTTGTCCAGCTTATTTCAGCACCACTTAACGTAGTACCTAGTACTCCCTCAAATGATGTCTTGAGGGAATCTCTTTGTTTCTCTAGTTCTTTAATCTTGGAGTCGTACTGTAAGTACAGCACTGCATTCCTGTCAATATCTGGATCAGGAATGATTACTTCACTGACTTCTGTACGTCCTTTTTTTAGACCAGCGCATCCCATCTCACCTGATGAATCGTAATACTTGCAATAGAACTTGCAGTAATTCTCTTCTCGTTCAGGTGCTGGTGCTTCTTTTGCTTCTTTAATAAGAGCAAGCCAGCCTAAAGCCTGCAATGCAATAGTTTCATCATATGGTTCTGAGTGGACCTTAATATCGCGCTCATCACCATCTCTGGCAATAGCAACCAAGTTGACTGTATTGACTTTAGCCTTACCAGATTTCTCTAATAGGTAACCATAGAGTTGCACTTGCCAACGCTGTTGTGTTGAAGGAAAGTATGAAAGATTGCGTACCTTGCTGGTTTTCCAATCTACAACTGCACCAGTTTCAGGTATGAATAAATCTATGTGTGCTTTCATATCGCCGTACTCAACTTCAGTTTCAACCCAATACTTCTCACCCTTTGGGTCTAACTCAGTGATGGCTTCTTCAATAGCACCGTGAATAGCAGTACCCATAATAGCTGCTAATTTTAATTCGTTATCATTAGTAACAGGCTGACTGTTTAATCTGTACCAAACCTTGCGAGCGCAGCCACCTATCTCAGATGGACCTACTTGTGTTTGTACTGAACGTGAACGTTTTGCATCCTTATCACGCAATACACCTAGTAATAATTCTTTTGGATCAGTCAAGGGAAATTCCTCTCACTAAAGCTGCTGCGTCTGGACAACCCAGCATTACTTCAATTTCTTGAGCAATTCTTTCACGTAATGCCACTTCATCAAAACTGTTACCAAGGCGACCAGCACGATAGCCTGTTTCAATCGCTTCGTTAAGTGCATAATTTAATGTCTTTTCCACTATTGATTGCTCATACTTAATAGCCAAGCATCTAATTCAGATGCTTTATAACGATATGTCTTACCAAGTTTGACTCTTGGTATACCTACCTCTTTGCCTTTCTGATATAAATAAGCCTTGCTAATAGATAAGTGCTTAGCTGCTTCTTCTAAAGTAATCCAACGTTCCGTAGTAGTTTCCATTATTCAAATATCCTTTCCTGGACTACCAACTGTACAGGCGGTGATGTATTAACGTCAAGCACCGACGCGATTTCTATTGCCTTGCGTGCCACGCTCTTAGATGCAGCCAATGTCTTAGTAGCACCCAGCGCAAGGCTGTATAGATAACCCAGCGCTATCTGACCACCTGAGCCTATGCCGTACCTGCCTTCTTGGTTGGATATAAAACTCATATCACACGCGATGTGGAATAAGTTACCGTCAAATGCAATGAGGTAATCAAAACCTGAGTCTGTTGCTTGCTTAGCCCAATCGTAACCGTGTGTCTCAAAGGCACGGATAATAGATGGAACTATTTTCTTACCCATCCACTGAATCGCATCTTCTCCGTTGTACGCAGGCGGATTCCAGTTGTACGCAAGGATATCTCCTGGACGTGAGTCACCCGTGATGCCTAATAGATATCCGTTTATCTCAATAATCTTTGGCGTAAGTAAACTAATAGTTCGTAAGTTATCTTCGGTAATTTGCGAATCTGCAGCCATCACCACGAAGTCTTTACCAGAGATCCCAACCAACGTAGTCATAAAGTGAAGTGTATCACGACACGCCGAGATTGCTTTGATACTAGGCAGAGAGTCTACTAGAGATTACAATATGAGCGTGAGCGAATTTGCAGGACGCCCCTCGATGGGGCGTAGCAGTAACTGTACTGTTACTGTGCGGTTCCGTCTACCAACCCTGCGAAAAAAGAAACAGGACTTACCACCCAAATTTGGTAGCGACCTGAGAGAACTTGGACCGATTCACGTCTGTCCTTGTGGCTCTCAGGTCTTTTCTATTATGGCATCCTTTGAAGATTACGAACTGAGCTGGTATTTCTTGGACGGTACCTGCGTTAACTGTGGCAATCTAGTAGTTGTCCCCTGCCCTGTGGATAAAGATGAATCACAAACTCAGTCAGATTGATGAACACGCCCGTACTGGCGTCTGCTCTGTATGTGGTCAAACAAAAATAAAACTGAGGGATTCAAAGAATCCACTGAGCAGTCGGTACAGATGTATCTCTGTATACAAAAGAAATATAATTAATTCCCAGTACCCGTATGCAACCCACAAGAAAGATACCTGTGAACACTGTGGCTTTGTGCCTACTCACGCCTCACAGCTTGATGTAGACCACGTAGACGGGGACAGGTGGAACAATGACCCAGCCAACCTACGCACCTTGTGTGCCAATTGTCACCGTCTAAAGACACACTTGCACGGAGACTCTAACTCTGGTATTTTTTAGCTAGAACAGATCCCTATGGTCTGTTCGAGTGCTGCTCCTGGGTATGAGCGAAACTGCCCACACAAAGCAAAAAAGCCCCTACTCAGGATTTCTCCTGAGCAGGGGCTGTTTATTGCCTCGCGCTATCGGTTATTTAGAACCGAGACCAAAATCTTTTTCTGCTTTATCTGCCCACTTGACAGCAGGACCTGCGATAGAACCGATAAGAATTGCATACTCTGGTGCCATATCAGCAGCAAGTGCTAGACCCATTGTGATAGCTGAAGCAAGTACTGCGCGAAGATAACTCTTTGCAGCTGCCTTGAATTCTTTGCTTTTTAACTTCTTGATTAATTTATCCATTAGTTCTCCTTTGGACTTGTTGGTTCTTTCTTCTTAGCCTTTACCTTAGTTACCTTAGCCTTTGCCTTATTCATAAGTGATGGCTCTGGCATCCAAGGGAACCAAGAAGAAGTATTGTTGCCACACTGCTTCTTAATGGATATATGCAGGTGTTTTTTATGTTGATTAGGACCAGTATAAATGTTCTCGCCCTTAGCCTTTGACCAAATCTTTCCTTTAAAAATTAAATACTCAACTCGGTTATCTTTTTGTAACTCTGAATAAATAAAAGAGCAATTAACTCCACTATCTGGGTCGTTAGTAAGATCTACCGCGTACCCTGAGTTGTGGTCTGAGTTAGGATTTTGTGTAACGTGAGCTTTAGATGGGAGCAGACCATCGGATGCTTTCATCCTCTTCGGCCATATTGCTGTTGCTTGACGCAGTACTGCTATTGCAGCAGGCGTCGCCTTTTTTGCAAGTGGAATCATTATTTTCCTCGTTGTAATAAAATTTGATAGAGTTTGTCAACTTTTTCCTCTAATCTATTGACTTGGTCGCGTAAGGAATTGCCACCGTTTGGACGAAATTCATACATCAATGATTTAAATATCCATCTAAATCCTGTGATAATTGCTCCTAGTATTCCTATACCAGTTGCTATAAACATAGCCCAATCGTTAGCAGACATTTTTTCTCCTTAAATGCTTCTAATTGTTACTAATAAAACGCCGCCGTAACCAGAGAAGCGTTTGTCGGTAGGGGTTTTGTTGGTAAAATCCATCTCTTCAATGAGTCCAAGGAATGATTCACCAGTACGGAAATCTTGTACACGAATGGTGTCACCAACATTTTCAACTTGCTCCAGTGCAGACATACGGTCATAAGCTGAACCTTCATAGCCTGACTTGTTATTAAATTTATCTGACTCACCGTCATAGCACATTACTGGGAATTGAATAAGGCGCTGACGTGGAATAGATGGAAGAGAATTAACCTGATATCCAGTAAAGAGTGGACCCTTGGTTGAGTCAGTAGATGAACGAGTCATTACAAACTTAAAGCCAAGGTACTGTTGTGGTCCCTGTGGATACGGAATACCTACTTGGTCAAGTTCTGAACCTTGAGTAAAAACACCAAGGTTAAATTCAGTTCCATTTGCTGCAACAGAAAGTATGTTTAATCCACCATCGGTTGTATTAAAACGTGGAGTAAGTAACTTAAAGATTTTGTTTTCTAATGTGTTGTAACGAATAAAGCCAGTACGTAGTTCTGCTTCTGGTATTAATTCTGTAGCATCTTCTATGTATACAGTTCCATCTGCACCATTGCCTGCATTACAAAATGCCAGGCGTGATGCCTCCCCCATAAAGGCACACGCTGTTGTGTAATGAGTAAGAGTATCTGTTGAATCATACAAATCCCAAGCATAAGCAAATACAAGGCTTGACACTTCTTGTCCTAAGTTAATACGAGTAACGCCTACTTGTCCGTCTACACCTGTGGCGCACCATATAAATTTATCTCTAAAGGCAAAATCGTATGTAGGCTGAGTTGTTTCAAAGATAAGTGGACCGTAGTTAATAGATCCATCCTGGTCAGAGACTGCAGCAATACGTACACCTTGGTTAGTTCCAATAGCCATATAACCTAAGTAATAAGAAATCTTAAATGTTGTTTCACCTACTGGTAATTCAGCTGCTGTAATAGCGCTGGTTAATGTAGGCATAGCGCCTGCTGTAGTCAATGTGAACTTATAAATATTAGATTGGATGCCGCTATATCCTGAGATGTAAATTGCAGCTCCTGAAGATGTAATGCTAGTAAAGATATGATCTGGGTCATTGTGTGAGTAAACCGCAGCAGGTAGTGAAGTAGCAGTGGATGAAAACTCATAAACCTTATCATTGACACACATAATAAGACGTTCTTTAGTGTATTCAATAACAGCATTTGTTACAGTAATACTATTTTCAGTAATCATTAAGGTAGGAGATACAGAACTATCATCAGACAATAACTTCTTGTATACTCTAAGTCGTGGAGTTCCACTTGCTGTTACGTTAGTAACCCAGTAGGCATAGACTCCATCATCACAAATTGCGTGTACTGGGTAATCAGTACCAGATGTGTAGTCAATAAAGTGAATTACTTCAGCGACACCAGTACCAACTGGGGACACGGCAGTAGACGCCACGTTAGATTCTGTCTTAGCATAAGTAAAAGTTGTAGTTGTAGGTACGCCAGTGATGCGGTAGGTACCATTAAACGTTGCGTCTACACCAGTAATAATAATTTCCATACCAGTTGATAAACCGTGAACTGCTGTTGTAGTCAGCGTTGCTACGTTAGATGTAAGTGCCTTATTACTAATAGATACAGTAATCTGTGGAAATATTTTATCTACATCATATTCATCCGCTAGTAACACGCCGTTATAGGTGTTGCTGTTTTTATCCCACTGAATAGATCGCATAATTTGCCAAGGACGACCATCGGTTCTAATGCCACCAGTTGTGATGTGTTGATTAGATACGTTTTTAAGAAGCGTTACTTGACCCTTGCTCCATACGTCACAGCCTTTGCTGTATGTGTACTGGAATCGTAACGACTCATCTTGTGCTGGCTCAAAGAATCTAATACCTTGACCTAAATGAAATGTTGACTGACTTCTAATCCACCAACCAGTCAAGGTCTGCTCACCTGGTTCACGAGTAGTATCAAGTTGCTGCTTGCGGTACTGAGCCGTTACGCGGCGATACGGAGTCTCATCGCTGGTTTCCAAGAAAAAGGGTTGACCAGCAATAGCAATGTCGTAAGCAACAGATGTAAGACCAAACGAACCAGTGGTTACTGGGTTAGACAGTGGGTACGGGATTGGATCCGTAATGTCTGCGCCGTATGGCATTTATCCTCCTATGGTACTATTGGATTATGACTCTTGATATAAAAACTATTCCGCCAGTGGTTATAGAATCAGGCATATACGGTTGCGTTGAGATAGAACGCAAAGGCAATTACTATTATTTGAAACATTCTGGAATTAAATGGAATATTTATACAATACCTAATATGCGTGAATATCACGAGCAATGGTCAGGTTATGATCTTGCCTATGGTGATGTTTTAATTTCAGGATTTGGCTTTGGTCAAATAGCCACTTGGTTAGCATCAAAACCAGAAGTAAAATCAGTTACTGTTATAGAAAAATGTGAAGATATAGTCACTGCATTTTTGGCTAACAATATTATGCCTAGCAATGTAACTGTAGTTATAGATGACGCTAATACTTATTCAACAGATAAAAAATATGATTGTATAATTTATGACCATATAGCCAATGGAACACACAAACCTGACTTTTATAAAAATATATGTTCTGCTGCTAAAAATATAAAGCACGACGTATTTTGGTTTTGGTCTTTAGAGTTTTATTACGCTAAATATTATTATGGTATGAACTCAGAACATATGTACTATAACCCAATAGATTTTTTACAATTTGATTTTAGTCGTAGTTGGCAAAAACTACGCCAGGTTCTTGATATGCCAACTATACCTAACTTATCAAAAGATAAAATAGATTCTTATATGAAATCTTTTTTTCTTAGGAAGTAATTATTTATATTTTTTAGGTTGTCTAAACAAAGATTTATAACCATCAAAAAATTTGGTTCTAAGTTTAATAGTAGTTTTGTTTTGATTGTTTCTATCTTCATCATTGCCAATTTCCATTTGCCAAGATTCTCTTTTGAATGGAATAACCTGAACCATAGGTGTACCAGCTGGAATAATTCCTTTATAAGTAACATCATTTAATACAAATGGAAAATTTACTGGAGAGTCATATTGATCTGTGTCTACAACTGCAGGAAGAATATTAAATATTGATTCCCTGTGAAATGGTTGAACAAACATAACAGAGTAACCTGGTTCAGTTTTAATAGCCCAAGGGTTTATCCACTTAGGATAAGAAGTTTTGTGTCCATTTCTATTTGGATGATTAGGAGCTTGTTCTACTGGATGAAACTGTATGGGACCAAACGAAGGCCATTCAAACCAAGGTTCGCCATCTCGTTGTGAGATCCATACATCTACTGGTGTGAATAAGATATAACCCGCAGCTATGGCATCGAATACTGGCATACAACGTTTGATGGTTGCTGATGTACTTCCTTCTCCGTTGGGTTGTTTTTCCCCACCCATATACGACTCAAGGTTTTTATACCAATCTGGTATACAGGTGTATGCAGGTTTTGGAGCGAAGTCGTCAGGAACACCTGACGTATTCGTAAAAGTTATATTAGGCATAGATCTAGCATAGCACTAGACTTGAAATTCCTCAGCAATTTCTTCAAAAGGTGGATATTCTGGTAGTGGGACCCAAGCATTCGTTACTTCATCCCATTGCCTTCCAATGCCTGCAATGCCGTGTTGGCAACAACAAATAATCTTGAAAGCACCAAGGGATATTTTTACATCTTCTAATAATTGATGATTATGTGCCAATTCATCAAACACTGCAACATTTATTACAATATTGTTTTCGTCAAGAAATGCGTGTTCGTGCCATTCTAAATGTGTCATATTCTAATTACCACCAATCCGTTACCGCCTGCTCCGCCAGTAGAGTTGTATGTATGACTGTTAAGAGGACTAGAATTAGTGTTTCCACCACCACCGCCTCCTCCGCCAGTTCCATTTGTGCCAGCACTACCAGGGTTTAGAGTAGACGTATTGGATATTACTCCTCCATTACCACCTCCACCTGAACCACCACTAGCGTTTCCACCACCACCGCCACCACCTATTGTGAAGTTAGTAAAGTAGTTAGCGCCATTGCCACCGTTGCCGCCTTGGCCAAATCCGTTTCCGTTTGCACCAGCATTGGTTTTACCACCGCCGCCACCGCCAGCATAGGAATCATTAGCAGTATTGCGAAAAGCACCACCACCAGAAGTTCCTTGACCTGCAGTTCCAGCACCTACAACAAATGTACCTTGTCCACCTGCACCACCGCCTGAACCACCTGCACCACCAGAACCAGTTCCACCAAAACCACCACCAGTAGCTGTAATATTAAAAGCGTTACTGTTGCTTCCTGCGTTTCCAGAGCTTGCTGAAACACCAGTTCCACCAGCTCCAATAGTGACAACATAATTTGCAACGTTTGCCGTTGTATTAGATTGAAGAACACCGCCAGCACCACCACCTGCACCTGCTCTAGTAGCACCTGTAACGTTTCTAGTTGAGTATGTTTCTATTCCACCAGCACCACCACCGCCACCTGCGACAATTAGATAAGCAACTGTTTGACTTCCAGCGTTAACGGTAAAGTTACCAGTTGTGTTAAAAATAAGGTAAGTGTATGTACCATCATTATTAGTTGTGTTAGCATTTGAACTGTATGCAAATGCAGCAGTAGGTGTTACTGAGTTAGACGCAGCTGATGCATCAGAATTTACACCATAAGATGTTTGTGCTATTATTGTAAATGTATAAGCGGTTCCATTTGTTAAACCAGATACTGTAATCGGAGACGATGTAGCAGATCCTGTAATGCTACCTGGAGATGATGTAGCTACATATGTAACAGTTCCCCCTTTGCCTGTATAGGTAGGCGCTGTAAATGGAACACTAACGCTACCGTTGGTTGAAAGGTCAGTTGCTGTACCAATGGTAGGTGTTCCTGGTTTTTTACCACCAGATGCTGCTGATGTTATAATTAACATTATACCGCCAAATCTCCTAGTAATAGGAATGTGTTAGACGCTATACAAATAAGTGCCGCTGTTGAATATTGAGTTCTTAATAAAGTTCCAGGAGTAGAATAAATAACAGATGTTCCATCATCATCAATAGTTACCACACCAGTTCCAAGTCCTGCAATAGCAATCTGTTCACCTACTGCAAAAATACCGTTAGGCACTGTAATTGTTTTATTACTAGATGAGGTCATAGTAATTAACTTGCCAGCATCAGATGCAATTAAGGTATAATTATCTGTCTTGGTATTTAATTCAACATTGATTGGACTCCAAGACAAAGTAGAACCATCAGTTGTAAGATATTGTCCACCATTGCTTGTTTGAGATGGAATTTCCGTAGAAAGTGCAGCCCATTTAATACCTGCACTTTCTGCGCTATCTGCAGTAAGAATATATCCGTTAGTTCCAAGTCCTACACGAGCAACTACACCTGAACCAGTTGCTGCAATTAAATCACCTTTAGTAGTTACTAAAGATTCTGGTATTGCGCCATCGGCTGTTGCTACACCATTGCGAAAAAAGATAAGGTCATCGCTAGTAAGTACGTGTTTAATTGTTGCACCTGATGCGTGACTAATAGCAGTAGATCCCGCTTCACCACGAGTAATAGTAAAATCATTACCAGAGTTAGCGGTAATAAAACAAATTTCTTCATTGGATGTATCTGGGTCAATAGCTACCGTAAATTGGTCTACGTTACCTGCACCAAGGGTTATTCCACCAAGAAGTGCTGAAGCAGTACCAGCTGATACGGTTGTTGTAGTAGCGCTATTTGACAGGCTTCCTGCCAACGTTGTCTCTACACTGATACTGGAATATTCACGTGTCATTATTTTTCCTTATTTGCTGTAGTGAACGCGGATTGGATAACGGTTTTGCATTTTAATTGATTCTTCCTGCAAGCGTTGCTGGAATAAAGCAAAGACATATTTAGAACTTGAAGCACCTGCAGTTGATGGTAATTTAGCATCAGCTAAATCTGCTTCGGCTGACGTGAGGTTGATACGACCTGTATCCACGTATGAGAGGAGTCTGTAAGAAGCACCAAGAGTAACGACGTCTCGGCACGATTCTGGTAATCCCGTAACATCAGAGAAATCATCATTAGAGTTAGTAAGGGTATTTGGGATAGCCGAATACCATACTTGGACGTTACGACCAGGCATAATTTTTTCATAAAGGTTCACCGTTGCTGTAGTGTCAAATGCTGATACGTTAGCCATACGATCCATACGCCAACGGTTTACTGGCAGCCATTCGCGAGATGGACCAACTGTTTGCCAAGAAATAAATAGTGCATCACGAGCTTGTGCTGGTAATGGATACGCAACTTGCGCTGCGTTAAAAGTAAATACTGTTGATTGTGTTGAAAACAGTTTAGGATAAAAAGAATTAATTGTATCGTTAATTGCTTGTTTAACAATAGTTCGTGGGAATGTTGGCGTTAATGTAATTTGTGCATTTTCTGCGTGAGGTGAAGGTGTAGTACCTTGATACCCACGACCAAAGCCTGGGATAACATTAAGTGTATTGTTGCCCCTATTAAATGAGTCAATCCAGATTAGTTCATTATCAATTTCAACGATACCTTTAGCAAGGTTGTCTGCCGATCCAATAATAATACTTGTGTCTGTTGAAGTGATACCACCAGGGTTTGCAAGATAGGTAATGCGGTCTTGACGCAGGGTGTAACCAGCAAGGTTTGACCGTACTTCGTCAATCATTTCAGCTAGTGTTGCCATTTACCTTCTCCTCATAGAACATAACGTTCTTCTGTAGTCGTTCATCATCGGGTGATATCTTTAGTGCTCGTTTGCCGTACTCCAACGCTTCATCCCATTTTTGTAGATTCCACGCTGATACTGCTATTAGGTCATCTGCCATATGAGACCAAGCCCATTCCTCAGACATAAATTCTGAGGTTTTCACAGTTTGTTCTAAAGAAATCTTTGCTATTTTGTTGCATTCTTCCCACCGTTTTTGGTGGTAGTAAAAATTAGCTAGTGCTAAAATTGATTCTTTACTTTGATAAACTTCAGTTGCTTTTATTAAATGTTCTTCTGCGTTATCGGTATCCATTTTAGATAAAATACGAAGTGCATAACTTTTTTCTGCTGGAAATACACTGACATCTAAATAACGCTTTAAGTTTTCCGTAGATTCCTTAGCCATATTGTGATAAAAATATTCTCTACCTAAGTAATATAAGTTACGTGCAGTTGGATCTTCCTCTGCTGCTTTCTTAAGCATTGGTAGATAATTGCCGCGTGACTTTTCACCATCTGGTAAGTGCCACGATTCAATATCAAACATCTTAGATGTCTCTTCACTTTCACGGTAATACCCACTGGGTACTTCGTGTATCGGATAGACCCATCTAACGTTTTGCCTTGTATGAATTCTGAACCCATCAAACTGTGCTTTGACAGTTCCATCAGGATTAAAGTCCGTTACAAATCTATAGCGTGGTTTGTGGATACCTTCAGCAAAAGCCTTTTCTAATTCTGCTCGCCAACCTGGTTTCATTATTTCATCCAAATCCATTGCAATACAGTAATCAGCATCGGCTGGTACTAGAGCAAGACTTGCGTTTCTAGCATCATCAAATCGCCAAGGTTTTACACTGATTGTATAAATTTGTATGCCAAGTTCCTTGGCTATCTCAACAGTTCTATCTGTTGAACCAGTATCTGCTATGACGTGATAGTCAGCATCCTTGGTAGATTCAAACCAGCGCTTGACGTGTTTTTCTTCGTTCAAGGCAATGCTATAAACGGCTACTTTCATAAGCTTATCTTACGTTGAAAGATCTCCAATAAGTGCCCACGTGTCAGTTGCTCTTTTAATGAGTGTCGCACTGGACCATTGAGCACGTAGTTTCAAACCAGGAGTTGCGTTGATGGTTACACCGCCTGTGGCTACCACTGTGGTCTGACCCGCACCTGTTTGAATAATATTGATTTGAGATCCAGTAGGGAATGCTACCGTTGCGTTCAAAGGAACCGTAAGGTTGTTGCCAGTTGCTACAAGCATTTCAACTAACTTATCTTTGTCTGTAAGAACTAAAGTATAAGAAGCTGTTTGTGCATTCAAAGTAAGTGTATTTGTTGCATCAGCTCCAGTAGGTCCTGTTGGACCAGTACTGCCTGTAGCACCCGTAGGTCCTGTATCCCCTGTAAATCCAGTAGGACCTGTTGGTCCTGTATCCCCTGTAAATCCTGTTGGACCAGTGGCTCCCGTAACTCCAGCACCCGTAGGTCCTGTAGACCCCGTAATACCTGTAGGACCAGTAGGTCCTGCTACCGTAGAGTCGGCTCCTGTGGCTCCTGTGGCTCCTGTGGCTCCAGTAATGCTGGTACCTGTGGCTCCAGTAGGTCCTATAACCCCTGTAGCGCCCGTAGGGCCTGTTACACCTGTTGGGCCAGTAGAACCTGTCGGTCCAGTTGTTCCCGTGCTTCCTGTATCACCTGTAGGTCCTGTTGCACCAATCGCGCCCGTACTTCCCGTATCACCTGTGGGTCCAATTTCTCCTGTTGAGCCAGTAGGTCCAGTAAATCCTGTTGCTCCAATAGGTCCAGTTGCCCCTGTAGGACCAGTGTTACCCGTAGATCCTGTTGGTCCCGTAACGGTAGAGTCAGCTCCAGTCGCACCAGTAGGACCAGTAAAACCAGTGGGACCAGTAGAACCAGTAGAACCAGTAGGTCCAGTGTTACCTTGATCACCTGTTCCTCCCGTCGGTCCAGTGATTCCTTGAATACCTGTTGGACCTGTTGGTCCTTGAGAACCCGTAGGTCCAGTAATACCTTGTGCGCCTTGTGGTCCTACTGGACCAGATGGTCCAGTATTTCCTTGAGAACCTGTTGGTCCTGTATTACCAGGTGTACCTTGAGGCCCCTGATCTGCTGATAAGGATACAGTAGCTTGTGGATTATTGGAATCAATGACAATGATTGTTTCAGACATCTATAGTCACCGCTCCTGTCACAATAAATTGTCCTTCTAAAATTCGAGTAATTACCGAGCCTGAGTCAAGTACTAGGTCATAGACATAAGTGTTTGCTCTAATTGCTCCAGTAACTGCAGCGCTAAGAGTTACGGTTATTTGACCTAATCCACCGTTAATAGCAATTTCACCATTTGCTGACGTAGCAACGGTTGTTGTAGTTGTTGCTCCAATGAATGGACGCACAGTCATAGTTGCTGTGTAATTTGTAAGATTCCAGGGAGTACCATTATTTTTAATGGTAAACTGAAAATTAAATGTAGTTGCTTGTTCTACTACTAGGTTAAAGCGAGCACTCACGAGGCCACCTGACGTAGCGCAGCAGCTGGCTCCAGTCCTGTAGTACCAGCAATCTTGTTGCAGATACCAGCAATGTCTAGCCAATTATTACGGTCAGGAATTCCATAACCAATATTAAGGCAACCGACTGTATCGGTTACTGTACCAAGAGTTACGTTTGCTGCAATAGCCCAGGCTTGAGCAGCGCCTGCTGTATCAAGATAAGCAGAACGTGGGGGATAGGTGCCACCGTTAGCAAGACGATTTAATTCGTCTACAAGTGTTGAACCGAATATTCCGTATGACACCTATTACCTCACTTCTTATTTGTTTACTTTTAGTAGTTTTCTTTTTCGCCAGTCTTTTCTTCACCAACGCCAGCGCCTGGAGCGCCTGTTTCAATATCGTCATATGATGCGTAACCGCATCCGCATACAGCACACATTATTTGCTCACTGTCTTTTTGCCGCCAGAGAACTTGGCTGTATTGCCTTTTGTTTTACCAGTTGATGATGCGGTTGAAGAAGGAGTAATACCCTTCTTGCTTCCTGATCCAAAACCTTTAAAGTTTGTGGACTCAGCGCCACCAGATGATTTCATTTTTTTCATAGTTTTCCCCTATTTCTATTTAGTGACGCTTAGTCTCTAAATCCCATTGTGTTGCCATCAAATGCCTTGCCTACGTCATTACTTATAGCCATAGCTGCATCAATGTCTTTCTTCTTAGTAGAAATTGGTTCTACTCCCTGACGGATTGCATCGTAATAAGAAGTCAATTCTTTTTCGTCTTTCTTGACTGCTTGCAAAGATGAACGTGAACGGGTAGGTGTAGCACCGCCATCAATCATTGGCATATTAGAACGCATACACTCACCATAAGTAACGTGATCTTGTGTCTGACAAGATGATGTGCAATTACTCATACTATCGGCTCCAAATAGTCTGCATAACCCGCAGCAATAAGAACTGCTGCTTGTTCATCCGTGACTGTATAAACGTGACCACCGAGGAAATAATAATCAGCATCTTCCAAATCATTCTGGTAGGGATAAAGGGTTTCTTCAACACTTGCACCGTTGACAATTAATGTCATACCGCGAGCAATGTCTGTAATAAAACTTGGAATAGATCCTGTAAGGGAACCATCAACCAAAGGCTTACCAGCAAGACGTGAGTACTTATCAGGCCACGCTTTGCCTGCATTCCACGTTTGGTTTTGCCAAGGTGTTGTTAATGTATATGCCATTAGTTCTCCTTAGTGAACTGACTCAGTGACAGGGGTTGCCCCCTGCCACCGCGTTAATCAACTAAATGATTAGCCGTTTGTTGCAGCAGATTCAATGCGGTAAAGAGCTGCTTGACGAAGGAGTGACCATCCGCCGAAGTAGTACCAACCGATTGTATGGAAGCGACGAAGCGCATCAATCTGGGGTCCAATGACGGTTGAAATGTCTTGGCCCATTGCTTCTGCAAGTGCTTCACGTCCAGCAACAACAGCACTGTATACGTTAACATCGTTATCGTTTACTGTGTAAGGAACACGTGGTGTTTCTACCACAAATGCACCTTCAATTACGCCAACAGCGCCAGCCACAAATGGTGTGCGGTCTACGTACTTTGAAAGTTCCTGGAATCCACCTGTACCAGTTTCAGCACGAAGATCGGCTGTCTGACGTGGGTGTAGGTATGCTGCATAGAGTTCACCAATACGAGGCAATGCCTTGTTTGTGCGAAGTTCTGTTACAGCTTGACGAATGTTAGATACAGTCATTAACTGAGTTGCCTCAATGCCTGCTGTATTTGTTGCTGTTCCTGCATAGATTGCGTTTGAGCCTGCTGTAAGAACAGAAGCAACAACAGCATCAATAGAGTCTGCAGCATTATAAGCGATGATGTCAGCAAGAGCTGAGTCAACATCGTTGAAAGAAGTTAGGTTTAACTTCTTAGTAGTTGTTACGGCTGAGCCGTATTCTTGAAGTGTAACCGCAACTTGTGTTGGGTTACCAAGAGCAATAGAAGAAACGTCAGATGCTTCCGTCAATGTAGATGTAGCCGCAGCTAGATCTGAATAGATTGAGAATACAACTGATGATCCTGGCATTGCTTGTTGCACTGGCTTGACGTCTGCAAGAGCACGCATAACAGGAATGGAACGAAGTGCCATTCTTACATATTGATCATATGCTGTTTGTACGAGGTTGCTTATCGCCGAGGTACCAGTGAGCGAACCACCTGGAATTGCCATTTAGCGTTAGCCTTTCGGATTGTTGTTAGAGTCCAGACTGTTGTATAACAGCGTCAAGCTCCTCTTTCGAGTTAGCGCTCATAAGTTTGCGAAGAATGTCATCGCCTGCATCTGGTGTTAAACCAGACTCAACGGCGCTATTCATCTTTTTATAAGCAGCAGCTTGTGCTGGGTCTACAGTGTTCTGGTTAGATTCTTGTGACTCTATGCCGAATACGTCGCCGTAATCGTCAAGCCACTTAGACAAAGACTCCTCAGTTGGGTCAATGTCCTGTGGGATAAACGCAGATATTTTCCTATTTATCCCGCGAGCTTCGAGGACATCTTTAATAGCTCGTTCTCTTTGTGCTTTGGATAGACCATCAAATTGAGCACGAAGCTCTTGAAGTTCTTTATCCTTTTGCTTTGCTGCTTTACGCAGTTGTTTGACGAGATCATTGTTTGAATTTGAATAACTATCTTCAAATTCAGTATCGTCGTCCTCGTAGTCGTTATTGGACATAGTCCATCTCCCTATCATTGTTTGATTACGCCAGCCTCATATTCCGTTGGGGTACGGGTATGGCTCTGACTACTGGTATTGTTATCGCTCTACTAGGCCAGTCGTTCTAGCAGCAGGTTTATTTAGTAGGAACCAGCTCCAGAGATTCCTGTATTTGATGCACGGTCACGACTTAGTGCGCCACCTGAAAGTCCCGCAGATCCTTTGAAGGCTGCAGATTCAAGTGCTACTAATTGCTGACGGCGTTGCTTTGCTGTTGTAGAACCAGGAATGTTAAATATTTCCTGTTCTGCTGTTGCTTGATTGTATGGCTGTTGCTTATAGATATCAGCTAATTGTGAACTACGTGGTAGAAGTTGAGATATGGTTCCATATCCTTGTTCTGCCTGAGTCTTTGTTACACCGTAGCGTGCTAGATAATCTGCATCTGCTTCATTGGTTGTAAGTCCAAATCGTACTGCCGATCCACCAACTTCTGCTGCTGCAACCTTGCTCTTAATCTTGTCAAGAGAGTTTGTTGGGTCAAGTGTGTAAGCCAAGATATCGCCATTGGTAATATCTGGATAAAAGTTTTTAAGAGCAATTGCAATTTCTGGGTTAGCATTGAGTACGCGGTCTTTAGCAAGTTGTAAACGACTTTCTAACTCTACCGCTGATACGTCATTAGCAAGAAGAGCTTGGAATCCTTCTTGAGTTCCTATTGAATCTTTTTTCCAATATGATTCTGGAAGTCCATAGTTACGCATAAGGTTTTGATAAGCATCTTCTTTAGCAATATATGTAGCTTCATCAAGTGCTACTAATCCTTTAGATATACGCTGTGCGTTAGCAGCAAAGCGTTTTTTGTAGGCTTCAGATTCACGTAATTTAATGGTAAATTCTGCAGGTGAGGCACCTGTAATTATAAGATCTTTAAGGGGGGTAATTAAACTTTCAAGTCCGTATTGTTTAAACTGGCTATAAAGCAAGTCATAAGCAGATTGACGCTCTTGTTGTCCAATAGATGCCGCTTCTGATGCAGCATCTAAAACCCAACCTTTGTCATCATCCCAAGTATATTTTTTACCATCGTTTGGCATTATTGGTTTAATCCAACTACTACCAGTCCATATCCAAGCTTTGCCTGGTTGTGATGGTGGTGGAGCACCTACCTTAATAGGTGTTCCGTATTGATTAACAGATTGTTCTGCACCTTGAATACTGGCAAGTGCTTCCTTGTATGGATCTGCAGAAATTTGGTTAAACAATCGTTTAGTCATTGCTCCACCTTGTTCTGCTTCAAGTTCAGACGCAGATACATAAGTAGGGTTTGCAAGAGAAGTTGTTAATTGTTGTTGAGCAGCAGTAAGTTGTCGTTGGCGTTGAGCTTCGGCAGCAACTTGTTGTTGATACTGTTGCACTGCTTCTTCATAAGTAGCCATTATTACCCCTGGAATCCAAAGTCACGAAGGACTTGTAGTGCTGATGTTGAAACACTTTCTCTGGCGTTACCTGTGTATTGCCAGCGACTATCCTGACGAAGCATTTTTTGGAAATCATAAAGGTTCATATCGCCTTTATCTGTAATACCCATACGAAGTGTTGGATCATTAAGGTCAATCTGGTCTGAATTAAGTTCCAATATAGAAGCCATTGTTTGTTTGTATGGGGCATAAACTTGGCTTAAGTCATAGCCTTGACCTAGCAAATCACGGACATATGTTGGCTGACCTTGTGCTGCTAATTTACGTGCATCTTGTGCAATGCGGTTAGCATCAATAGTTCCATTAGCAATACCTTCAAGAACTTGTTGTTCGGTCTGAGCGCCAGGAATAATGTCACTTAACTTAAAACCATTGTTTTTAGCAATTGATTGAAGGTTTTGATAATCAAGTAGTGCTGCACCTGAATATCCTTCAGTTAGCTTTCCGCCAATCATTGAAGTTGTTGGACGAATAGATGCCGCTAAGAAGTCTGTTATGTATGACTGATCTTCGCTACGGTTAGTAATGTAAAGATTTTCTGCTGCCTTACGAAGCGCTGCAGGATCTGATGCTGCTCCTGAACCTAGTTGAGCTGCTCGTGCAGCAAGGCTCTTTTCAATCTGAGCAATTTTCATTTCATAGTCAGTTGTGCCTTGAGCCTGACCTGTTGCTACTAAATCATCATAGTTATACTTTTGAACAAAACGTGTTTTGATTTCAGCAGAGTTTTGCTTGTACCAAGTATCATTGCGAATCTCTTTACGGAGTTTATCTGCAGTCCATTTTTCAGATACATAACGCTCAAGAAGATTCTTAAGGCTCGGTACTCGATTAAAAAGAACTTCTGGTAATGATAGGTCAGTTGCTGCTACAGATAGTGCTTCATCTTTGAGCGCTGATGCTGTTTTTCCTAAAGTCTTTTTCTTAGGTACTTTAGGAGTTTGACCTGGTACTTTAGGTGTTTCAGTAATGGGAGTATTGGCTTTAGGTGTCTGGTCTGACTTTGGAGCAAGGGCTGCTTGAGCTTCTGCTGCTTTTTTAGCTTGATAAGAAGTTGGGTCTACTCCTGCAGATGCTCCCATAGAAGGAAGTTCCGTGCCTGCAAGTCTTGCTTTAGCAATACTTGGGGAAAGTTGATAACCTAATTTTTTAGATATAGCAGATTGGTAGTCTCCAACCAAAGCATCCATATCAGCTTTAATTTTTTTAGCTGAATCACTATTGGGATTTAGTTGTAGGTCTAAAGACTTTTTTAATTCAAGATATTGTTTTTCAATATCAGTGGCGCTTTTATTTCCTTCGCTTGTTCTGATTGCGTCTTTGAGTTCTTTAATTTTGTCAGAATATATTTTACGCTTAGCAAGTGCTTTGTCGTACTTCTTTTTAAATTCTGCGCGACGTTCAGATGATTCCTTAGAATCTTCAGCAATTCGTTTTGCAACTGCTAAACTTGAATTATTGGTTTGGAAAAGAGAATTATAAATTTCCAGGTCTTTTGTGAAAGAATTTTCAGCCATTAGCGTAGGCCTCCAAGTTCTTCAAACATAATTTGATAAGCATCAGTTGCGCGGTTTTCAATAGCAGGTTGAGTATTCTGAATTTGTTGTGTTAAAAGTTGTTGAGTATCAAGACCGCCTGTTGTCATAGATGAACCAGAACTGTTATAAACAGTTTTTGTTGGATTGGCCATTTGAGCTTTGCGTATTTGTTTTGTGTATTGAGCAATCTCTTCTGGGGTTGCATCTTGTCCAACAAGATTGCGATAAACTTGATTAACAAGAGCAGCTGCAGATGTGTCATTAATCTGAGATGTCTGTACAGATACTCCTCCATCTTTACCGCCACTGCCTTTATTAATTTCAAGAAATGTCGGTAGGTCCAATTGCTGACCTGCTTGAATTTCAGTTGTAAGGTCTGAGTGAGCAGTAATCCAAGCATTACGAAGGTCTTTAGTAACAGCTCCAGTAATATTTCCTACTTTGTATCCAGCATTACGCAAACGGTTAGCATAAGCAATACGCTCTGCTGGAGTCATATCAATTAACTCTTTATTGAGTTGTGCTTCGGTTGCTTTTTCTAAATTATCTGGATTTGCAGATGATGGAATTGAAGAAGTAATGTAAGACGCGCCTGCAACATTAGGGTCAAAGCCACCTGTTGAGGTGCCTTGATTTACTACTGCTTCTTGAGCAGTACCCTTTTTGAATGGTTTAGGTGCTGTACGTGGCACTTATTCTCCGATCAATTGTGCAAACAAAACATTGTATGCTGATTGTGTATTTGGATTGCTACCTGCTAGTTCTTGAAGTTGCAACTTAGTGCCTTCTTTCATAGCATCCAAACGTCTTTGGGAAGATTGTGAACGGTCTGTAACTTGTGAAGCAGATGCTGTGTAAGCGTCATATACTGCCAACATATTCTTTAATACGCCTGCAATTGCACCTTTTGGTAGGTTAGTTTCATTGGCAAACATATTGCGTAAGTCTTTAACTGCTTGATCTCTGCGAATATCTGTTTCAGTTCCTTGAGCGAACTGTGTTGCAAGTGTTGGACGTAGCGCCATATAGGACTTAGACCATTGGCTCCAGGCATCGTTGATGCGACGCTTTTGATCTGGAGATGAAGTAGCAGCCAATGAGTTCTTGTACAGTTTATTCTGTTCAAAATAGAACTGACGGTCTGTAGCAGTCTGTACTTCTTTAAGGAAATCACCTACTGGTTTTTTATCAAGAAAACCTTCGTTAACTAAAGTCTTATAAGTATCATAGTTAAACTTGCCAATTTGTGGAATTAAAAATGCTGCTGCTTGCGGATACTTTTTTAATAGTTCATTGTTTTGATCTACCCAGTTACCAGCTGTTTCTCCATAACGGATAACAGCAACAGAGTTTTTCTTAGATTCAGCTATTGTATATGGCATTTGCTTAGGGAATAGACGAATCCATTCCTCTGTAGCCTTTCCAAAGTCACCGTTGTACTGAGTAACTAGGTTTGAAAAGACTTGCTTAAAGCTGGTACGTTCGTTATCACGAACCCATTGAGCCATATCAGACTTAAGGTTAACCATTGGGCTTGCTGGTACTATAAGTGATGTAAAAAATCGCATACCTAGAACTGTTGTTGTAGTTGCTTTTAATTTTTCTTGGTAAGCTTCAAGTTCTCCAGCACTAGGAGGCCTATCGTTACCAAACTCATCTTTTGTAATCTTGAGTCCGTGTCCAGTAGCCTCTAGATATGTAGCAGCCTTACGGAATGCTGAGGCATATTGTGAATCACGCTCATCTTGGTTAAGAACTGAGAGCAACTTGTTGATATGCGCTGGCATAATAGCCTGAACAATTGGTTGATCTTCGCCGTATGTACCTTGTAGGTACTTTTGTGCTTCTTTTGTAGAAGGAATTAAGCGATACATCATTTCTAATGGAAATGCTGCTAACGGTCCAGAGAATGTTGGGAAGATTGCATCTGGATTCATTGAAGGTGTGAGCATATTAAGCTTTGCACCAAACTCAACTGGCATTGGAGCCACAAATCCGTTACTTAACCCTGCAACTTTAGCAAGACTAGCCATTACTGAATAGACTTGGTTCAAACCTGGGTAGATAAAGTATGAATCGCCTTGGTCATCCTTCTGCACAAAGCCAGAATGTGTTACGCCTTCGTAAGTCAAGGACAAACGAGCAATAGATTCTGGGTTGTAGCGTACTGAACGTGCTACACGACGATAGAAATCTTCAGTTGCACGGTAGTAACGTGCGAAGTTACGCATAGTAAATGCTAATTGCGTGCGTACTTCTGGGTTATCTACGTATGAAAGGACTCTTTGCTTAGCAAGGTCCTGCGTAATTTCAATAATGTTAGATTTAGCACGTGATGTAGCGTCTTTAATCAGCACTTCTTTTTCTGCTGCTGTTAAAGATGCGTTGTTTCTAATAGGGTCTGTAAAAGACTTGATATAGCGATCTTCTAGACCTGCTGATTTCCATCCTTTACGGATATCTACAGTAGCTGAAAGAACTAAAGGCTCACGTGACCAGCGAGCGTTCATCTCGCCTAACCAGTTCCAATGCTTTCCAACAATTTTACCTGCTGGATTACCGTCAGAGATAGGCATTAACTTTTTGCCTACAACCCATTCAGGCGCATCTTCAATGTTTTTGGGAAGATCATCAATACCAAAGTCACGTGTATTAACTTTAATTCCACCTTCAGGTGTACGGATGCGTGTTTTAGCAAGAAGTTTTTGGTTTAATGAACCATCTGCTTTTTGAAAAAGGTTACGTGTGGCAGCATATATATTGCGAGCGTGAACCATTTCATCAGCATTATTGCCTGGATTATATAATTGAAAACGTGCTTTTTGTCCAGCATATTCTGCAGACATAAGTTTTTTATAAATTTCTTTAATTGCATACTCTTCATTTTCCATAAAGCGAAGAGCAATGGATCCCAATTCATCATTGCCTACTGCAGCAATATTAGTAATCCAAGCAACTTTACCATCTGTAGTAAGAGCATTAAGATTTTGGTAAGAACCGCCGTGATCTATTTGATACTTTAATCCATCGATTTCATATTGACGCATTGTGCCGTACTTATCAACTGCTTGAAGTGTATCTGTCCAATGGTCTGCACCAGTGATACCTTTCTTGCCACCTTCAGCAACTGCTGCAAGCATATCGTCAATTTGACCATACTGAGCCATCTCGGCAATAATTTCACGAGCTGCTGGGTCTATCTTACCAAGATACTTATCAGCCATTACAGCTTCTGCCATAATAGCGCGAGCATCTTGTACTGTTTTTGCTGCTGCAAGTTTTTCTGCATATAAAGCGCGGTCTTTTTTCATAACAAGTTTATTAATTACACTAAGTGTATCTCCGCCTTGTCCAAGACGAATCTTGTTAGAAAGGCGCTTACCTGCAACTACACCCCAGACACCGTCGCCTACAGCAAGGTGGACCATAAGATCTTCAATGGAGTTACGTACAGCAAATCGAGGACCAGCAAGTGTCAAGAATGACCAAGCAGATGTTATGTCTTGCGCCCACTTTGTGTGAGACCAACCCATAATACGTCCCATAATTTGAGCACGACCTACAACACCATCAAGGTCTTGTATTTTAGGTACAGTCATACCTGATGCAAGTTGATAATCAAAGATAGCAAATTGCTGGTTATTAAACTCAGATGGATTAAGATACTGTCTTTCTCCAGCTGCATCTAGAATAACTTTATTATCTTTATCACGTAGCAATATTTTTGGAGCAAATAATTGCTCACGACTTGACTTTGCTAAATCGTCTAATACGTTACCAAGTCCTGGAGTTTTGTTAATTCCACGAATCTCAGCAACGGTGTTATATACACCCATCATAATATTACGTTTCTGGGCTTCGTCACCAGCTTTAAAAGCCTCTGCAAACATACGTGAGTTGTAACGTGTGTTGGCTAAACGTGCTAATTGATAAACTTTTTCTGCTGCATCAGGTGCATTTGGGTCAAAAAAGTTATCTCTAAAAAATGGAATTTTTGTAAACTTAGAAGCAAAACGATCAATACGATCTTGAATGTATGACAGTGGCATACGAAATCCGTTGTCATCACGAAGCTTTGCAGTTCTGCGTTCTACATCACCAATTTTACTGGTGCTTGCTTCTTTAAGAAATTCTTTAGGAGTTTTAGCTGTAGCAATTTCGCCTGTGCGAGAATCAATTAAAGTTGTTTTTTCTAATAAACGTGCCTGTACACCTGCTGGCGTAATTGTTTCTCCAAAGATTTCACGAGATACGCGCTTACCTGCAGAATCAAAACGAAGTATTTTATTACCCGCAGTCATTAACCCAATACGAATTTGACGTCCTGCGTCCATACGTGGGAGAAGCTGAACTTGACGTCCTGCTTGACCATTAAATATTGGCATTGCTTCTTGAACGTTAGCAAGATATGATTTTGTAGTACCTGCTTCTACAACTCCATTTTTAAGCATAGATTGAATAACATCATCGCCAAATTCTGGAGCAATCCTCTTAAGAGCAACGCTTGCATTAAACAATTCTTCGCTCTTAATTGAACCTGCTTTAAATTTACCTTGTGCTTCTTTGTAAATTTTAAGTGCCGATACAAATTCTTGGTCAAAGCGTTGTACACCTGCTTTTTCAAAAGCCTTTTGAACATTTGCTGCATTACCGATAATATTTTTTAAAGCATAATTAGATATATCGTAAGCTTTTTTAGCTTTACCTAAAGCAAGTGTAGGATCTGTAAAGATACGAAACGCTGCATCGCCAAGACCTGAAATAGTCTTGTATAGAGGACCTGAGCCTTCTAAAAAACTTGGAAGAATTGCATTAGCAATAGCACGTCCTGGAGAATACTTAGCAGCTTGCGCTGCATCTAGCGCTTCTTGAAAGAGTCCATCTTTCTTCTGTGAAGCTGCTGATGCAATAGCCTTTTCTTGTTCGGTACCTGTAGCAATAATTTCATCAAGTGACATACCTGATGCAACCTTTTGAGCCACATTCATCATATCTGTACCATAAATCTTTTGAGCAGATGCTATACGATTTGGGCTAAATACTTGATCACCTTTGTCGTTGGCAGTTGTCCACGCTTCTCCAAGATTGACACCTTGGTCTAAAGCAATAGCGCCAGTACGATAAGCGCGAGTTGTTAAATCTGAAAGTTCTTGTACACCTTTGAAAGCCAGTTTTACTGGAGCAGCAGCAATATTAAATGCTGGCTCAATTGTATAATGAAGCGCTGTGCCTAACCAGCCACGCTTTTTATCAATATTGCCAAACTGGTCTTTAAGAGAGTTTTGTTGTTCAGGAGTAAGTTTTGAATATTCTTGTTGTGCAACATCTGATGGCAATGAAGAAAGTTTTTGATGTGTATCAAGAGCTTTAGTAAAGCCATTGAGTTGTTTCATCTGTTCAGGTGTAAGACTGGCAGTTGTGGCAATCGCTTTAATGTTATTTGACGTAGTACCCACTACTGACCTCTGGATAAAGCGTTCTGGTATAAAATCGAGATTTCTCCAGTTGTATCGTATGGAAGAAGTGCTGCTAAAGTATCTGAAAGTTTTCCAGTAGGTTGACCTGTACCAAGTGCTTCTGATCCTGGACCTGCACCCATATCAATACCTGCGGTGATTGGTTCATTAGGACGTTGTGATGGAGCAAATAATGGAGTTACAGGTTGCGGTGCGCTAGGCACTGCTGCTGCAAGTTGACCTTGCGAAATTGGACGTGTGTTTGCTGACCTTGCAAGCGGAGCACCAGAGGCTAACTGTGCTGTCTCTGATGTATCACCATAGAAATTAGATGGCATACGATCTACACGCTTTGCATATTTTCCAGGACCAGATACACCTTTAAGCGGATTTCTTGCATCTTCAAGCGCCATCGGTATCCTCCTGTATCTTTTCTAAATCGTTTGTAAATTCTTCCCACACTTTACCAACTCGTGATTGACGAGTGGCGTGGTAAATTGCTAATTCCATTAATTCTTCTGTAAATACTGTAATGCTGTTTGATAAGTTATGCAGAAACCCAGTAAGTATTACTAGGAAGTCTGCAAGATGAACCGAACGCGGAACTTCATTGTAATTATCCACGCTCGGTCCACCTCACTGAAATTGATTAACCCTTTTTAACTTTGTTACCTGGACGTCCTGCTGGAGTTACTCCGAAGTATGTCTTTCCACCTGATGGTTTAGAAGTATCCTTCTTACCCTCAACTGGCTTTGACATAGGCGCTGGGGCCTGTGATCCTTTGTTCATATTGCACCTCCTTTACTTTATGCCGCGCCGCCGATTGAGGCGAGCAATGATGCAATGTCTGGTTTTCCTTGTTGGTCTGGTGAACCAGCAGCAGGGGCCATACCGCCAGTTTGTGACTGTATTGGCTGCGAGGCAGAAGCGGGGGCCGCACCTGCTGCTGGATTCATCATTCCAGGTGCCATTGCTGGCATCTGGGGTTGTGGTTCTGGGGCAAAAGCCTCTTCCACAATAGTTTCAATTTGTTTACCCTTTTGACGGCCTTTAATTACTTCGGCAATACGAGTAATAATTTGTGATGGATCCTGTCCTTGCTGAGCAACTAACGGAATAGTCTGTGCATATTGTGCAACGGCAACGCGTAGCGCATCCCGCATTTCTTCAATATCAACTTTTTGTTCTTCTTGTGAAACGTTAATCTCAACTGGTAGTTCACGACGGACATAGTCGCGAGATACAAGTTTGTCTGAACGCATTTGTAGCAAAGCAATAGTCGCACGGTTTGGATCCATACCAGACATAATTCCGTAACGAACATCTACTGTGTAGTCGCCATTAATAATTTTAGATGGAATGTATTTCATTGAATATGGAGTACCGTCATCAATGCCGCGAATCTCTTTAATCTTGTTACCAAAAATCTTTTCATCTACCTTAAAGCACAAGCCAATAACTTCAACAAAGAGTTTGGCAAATTGTGCTTGGGCTGCTTTAATCTGTGTATCAAAGCCTGCTTGGAGTGCTTGTACACCGCGACCTGTTACAACGGAAGCATCTGTTTGACCAGAACGAGATTCAGGATAACGAGCACCCATACGAAGTTCACGTTCTAAGATGCCTGACTCTTGGAATACACCTGCTGGTAGCTCTAGTGGAACACGACGGATACCTTGTGGATTAGCAGAGCGCATAATTGCGTCAGGACCAAGGGCTAATTCTTGTACATCTTGTGGAATAGCAATAGGTGCCTGAATAGACTTTTCAGCTGCTTGAATTTGGAGCACTGCAAAGCGAGCACGAGCAAGTTGTACTGCAAGCACGTCATCAAATTGACCGCGTGATTCGCCATCAATAGATGAGCGCTGTGCTACACGTACTAGACACTCACCGATTGGGTTAGGTGTACGAGATAGAATTAAATCTTTACGCTCTGGTAGATAGATTGTGTCTTGATCTTTGTCGTGGTAACGAATCAAAGATAGATACGGTGAGCCTGGTGTAAATGAGTTCTTGTTTAGAATCTGGTCTGCAAACTCTGGGTACATAGACGCTAGGGTTTGAGCATCCATACCAACGATTTGAGTCAATGATATACAGCGACCAAAGCGATCTACCTCTGGGTATGCACCAAAAGGATTAACAAATTTAATGATTGGGTTGTTGTTCTCGTAATCAAAATCAATCATTGCAATTAATTGACCGTAGGTATTAAACCAGTCAGCACCTGTGTACATCTGAATCTGAACATCAGACTCATCAATGTAGTAATTAGCAACACGAGCGCGCATATCGGCGGCGCGACGTGCAGCGTCGGAGACCATATTAGATGCTGAACAGTTAAACGACGGCAGTGGTGCCATAGCTTCTGCTAAGTCACGGGCTGATACGTCAATAAGGTTTGCAATCAGAGGCTTTGGATAATCCTCAGAAAACATAGAGGGATAAACCTTTGATATGTCGCCTTGGCGAACAGAAAGGACATCGCGCATACGTCCGTCACGCGCTGCGTAACGGGTCTGCATACGATTTACCTTTGCGGTAATCTCTCTAATATTTAACAATTATTAGTCCTTAGAATCCTTGTTCTGTTTGACCAGAAACTTTAGTAGGCCATTCAACTTTGTCAACGGATGCTGCTGCTTTTGCTGCTGCATATTGTTTGCGACCTTGCATTGACGGAGTAGGTTCTGTAATAGCACCTTTGTCTACATAGACTTGCTCGCCTTCGGCGTTAGTAATCCAACTTGTTTGTCCCATTATTTTTTCCTTTTCTTTTTAGTTGCAGCCTTTTTGATCATAGACTTCTTAGCAACTTTGACAATTACATTTTTTTCTTGGCGACCTGGTGTTGTAGGTGGCATTGGCATTGCTACGCTCATTTGTCTCCCTAGACGAAGTGTCGCTCTTGTGCTGCAATCAGTTCGTCAATGTTGACGACTATTCGTTTTTGTTTTTCGGCCCTAGATAGAAACGGATTACGCATATGGTTTTGTTGGTATTGACCATAGTTGAGCATCTCACGTGCTCGGATTTCACAGAACCACAGCGCCATTACTAAGTCAGTCTTGCCTTTAGTAGTTGGAGACCACGTAATAAGTTGTTCGATTAGTGCCTTGATATTCTCAGTTTGATCTGAAGGCAAGTGGATAAGGTTATCTCTGTGGTGTTTGCCATCTTGTTGCTTTGTTCCAAACAAGGTAGACATAGAAGCCACACCAAAGCCAGCGTCCCATTTGTTGTTACCAGTATGGTGTTCTTTGAGTTGAACGCCACGTGATGCTAGGTGTTGACGGATTCCTTCGTCTTGCGTTAAGAAAGCCTGAAAAGCGTTCTTTTCTACAATCCACTCTGACGGTTTATAGATTTCAGTCCAGTCAAAAATAAGCTGCCTAATTTGTGCTGGAGTCGGTCTAGTAATTTTATGAGTATCCACAATATAGCGTTTATGATTGTGGCGATTAATTGCATAACATACAACGGCAGTATCACCAACCATAGCAGGGTCCAAGCCGCAAATGAAAGTGAATCCATTAAGGTCTTTAGGATGACCTGGATAGCCCGCATTTAATGCACCCGCCTTACGCATTCCGTCAATCGAACCACGAACACATACAGGGTCAAAAATAGCGTCATCTGAAATGTCCTGTTGTTGGTAAATCAAAGCCCACGTGGAGGCATCCATAGATTGGCGCTCGTTATATAAGTTGCGACCATTCCAACGTGGGTAAAGTCCTTCTGGTGTCTTATCAGAATCTAGCTGTCCATCAAAGGGAGCATCGGAAGCAGGCCAAAGCGTTTCCCATTTATCAGGATCTTCATCTGTTTGAAGTAGCGCTGGCATAGCCAGATATTTCCACGGTACTAGACCGCCTGGATATCTGTCGGGGTTTCTAAGTTCGCGATACAAGTCAACACTAGCAACGCGGGTTCCAATAATAATGAGTTTGCCTGTTGGGTTAAGGCGGGAACGTACGTCCTGAGTCAGCCACTTAATCTGACGTTCAAAGTCATTAGCGTTGCTTAGGGTTACAGCATCGTCTACGATAATCATATCGGCACGTTTGCCGTAAATCTGACCGCCGATACCAACGGCTTCAATGTTTGGATCCTTTTCACCAGACTCACGGAGTTCATCTCCGAAGGTGATGCGGGTTGCCTGCCACGAAGCTGACTTAGAGTTAAAGCCAACACCTGCAGCGTAAGCCTGCTGGAGTTCCTCATACTGTGGATGAGTCAGTCTTTGCTTGATAGCGTACAAGAAGTCTGCCGCTAGACGTTGGGTCTGGGATACAATTAGGATTCTAAAGTTAGGGTTGCGTGCTACCTGCCACGTAGCGTAGTCTACGGTTATGGTCATAGACTTTGCGTGGTTAGGCGGAATGTTAATCAGGACGCGGTTATCTGCCAGTCCTGTTTCCCATTTCATACTAGGGTGAAGCCAGCCTGGCTCTCGACCCTCAATTACATCTACTAGATTCTGCTGATGTGGAAAAGTCCTGGAGTGCAGAAAACGCTGACGAAATTCAGAGAAGGAAATGTCGTGGACGTCACCAGAGGCAAAGGACTTGTCTTTGAGTCCTAGCCTAGTACGATCTACTTTATCTAAAAATACTTTGTCTGTGCGGCGGTAGTACTCGTAGGTTTTCATAGACTTACCAGCTGAGGCACAAGCCTGCTCTATAGTCATACCTTCTGCTACACAACCAAGGATAATTCTTTTGGCAATGTCGGCGGAATTATCTGCCACGTAGGTCTCCTTAATAGGGCGCGAAGCGCCAAAATAAAATCGGGCGGAATGCCCATTTCATATACTAGGGAGAATGATGATTACTAGGCGCAGCCATTTTTATAGAACTCACCCGACTAAAAACCGCGACTGCGGGTACTGTCGGCTCCCGAAGGAGCCACAGCGACTGAGGGGTAAGTTAGTGCTCAGCCCTAGGGGGCCTCGCAAGAGGCCAACCAGCACAGTGACGGGGCTTTCCAAACTTTCAGCCCCTACTGTATATAAGGCAGGAAAAATACCGTATTTCCCGCTTTCTGTTATTTTATTTTACTAATGTGTTACACATCACATACTTTCCGTTTCTGACCTGCGGTTTTACTGGATCTGATTTAACTTTAGGAAATATATTTATTTGGGGTACATAACACTACCTTGGACAAAAGTTAACAAGGTGGGGTCGCCTGTTCGCGCCTGAGGGCGCGAGCCCCGCCCCCTTGCCCCTTGTCGCGCCCGCTAATTCTGCCCCGTTGCGCCCTGTGCTGCTAGGGATTAGCGCGGGGTGGGCAGACCTATCGGCAGACCTTGCCCGAAATTAACATCTCCATAATTAGGCAGACCTGCCCCCGATTAAGTAAGCAGGGGCAGACCTAACCCCGCGCCCTGCCCTATCTATCGCCCGCCCTGCCCTAACCCGCTATCGCCCCGCCCCTATCGGATAAGCCATAAGCCAGATAAGCGACACGCCTAACCTGCTAAGAATCGCCCCGCGCTTATGCTTGATTATGCGGTATAGGCAGGTATATCCTTGCCCTAACCCGTAAACCTACGGGCTAACTATCTAAGGAGAATAAGACTATGAATAATAATCCAACAATAGGAGAGGCTTACGATAGCCTCACCTCATCAATAGATGAATATGTAAATGATGGCGTAATAACTAGCGAGTCAATTAATACTTATAACTTAGCGATACAACAAGATGTAAACTTCCGCGATCTACTTATGGGTTTACCTAAGCACTATGAAATAAATAAGTGCGTGGAATTTATTACTTATACGCTAGGGCAGGTTGACCAACAAGAACGCGCCCCGTATCTAACTATTCTTAGTGCGTACGCTTATGAATTAGGAGATGTGAAATTAGCGCATAAGTACCTAAGTGAAGCGGTGGCTATAAATAGTGAGTACTCACTAGCGAAATTACTATCTCGCGTATTTGCTTCGGGGTGGCCATTTGATGCTCTTGCTTCAATGCGCGATAATTTAGACGATAAGGTGCGCGAGAATGTAGAATCACAGCGTGAAATTCTATTAAGTGAGTTAGTGTAATGCGTAACCCTAAGAGTGAAATCGTGTTACGCGATAGCGTTACGGGTGAAGAATTAGCCCGCGCCCTGCTCACCCCGTCTAGGGTGAAAGCCCTAATACGCGCCTATTCTCTCGCGGGAATAGATGCGGTGGCACTATGACCCGTAAATATCGTCTAGCGCGTACCGCGCTTATAATCGCCCTAATCGGGCTTATCGTGTATCTATCGGGTCATCTTTGGTACACGGGGGGCGGGTGGTGTATCGGGTCAATGGCAGAATGTAACGCCTAGCGACGTACTATCGCCCCCGTGGATGCAATTCTACGGGGGCGGTGGTCTGCCACTAGGGGCAGAATCTAAGAGAATGAGAGAGTAAGATTATGGCGTACCTATGCGATAGATGTAACGCACACCCCGCCCGATATGTCGTTAGCGGGCTTACCGCCCTGGCATATTATGATGGTCTATGCGGTGAGTGTTGCGCATCATTCTTAGAATCTAAGGGTGATATAGCGGGGGCGCGTAAGTTCAGGGCGGTGAGCGCGTGATCCGAGATGCGATATTAGACGCGCTTATACAAGCGGGGCGCGTGTCTATAATTCCCGTAGGCTTTGAGGGAAAGGGAGAGGGAAAAGGAGAGGGAGAGGGAGAGAATGAGGGAGAGGGTGAGGGCGAATGAAGATAAGCACAAGGGCTAAGTGCGTGGAGTGTAACCGCGTATTTGATTTATTAAATGAAGAGGACGCGGGAGAGTGGACTTATGGACACGACTGCGAGGTGTAAAAATTATGGTATAGTACGGGGCAGGTAGTACGCTACCCGCTTTCGCTCTCTCTCCTTAGATAGTGGGAGAGGGCGGGGGCGAGAAGTAGATTACTTCACAAGTGGAAAAGAGAGAAGGCAAGAAAGTGACTGAAGAATATAACGGATGGAGCAACCGCGAAACGTGGGCAACTGCTTTACACATTAATAATGACCAAGCGCTATACGAAATGGCACAAGATTACACAAGGTTAGAGATAGAAGGACACGACAAAGGCGAGACAATTAACGCTTATTATCTTGGGCAGACCTTTTCTAATTGGATAGTAGATGACCTGCTTACCCTTGAAAATATTGCTGGAAATCAAGGTCTTTGGCTTATGCTTACGGATATCGGATCTTTATATCGTGTTAACTGGGAAGAAATTGCTTACACATTCCTCACAGAAATGGCGGTAAGTAACTAATGCCTAAATATACAGTATTTCAGACTAGGACTTATGGCTTCTATCAAAATGTGGAAGCGGGCAGCATTGAAGAAGCGATCCGACTAGCGGAAGAGGGCGAGTGGGAGCAAGATACGAACGACATTGAAGAAGAAGTAACTGCTCAACTAGTGGAAGAGGGCGAGTAAATGAGTAGAGAATTAGAAGTGCTTCGGCAAGAATATGTAAGGGCGAAGGAAACTCCGCTTTTTGATGACCCTGAAGATTACTGCATATTGCTGGACTTAATTGACCAGCGTATGCAGGAAATCCAAGACCGATACGCAAATTACTAGAGGGAGAGAGGGCGAGCGATGGCGGTAATATGTACCTATGATGGATGCGAGGCAGAGAATGAGGACTATGAAAACAGCAACGGGACTTACTGGTTTCGGTGCTATAAATGTGGGTGGGACAACGAAGTTGTCCATTCACCTTGGAAATAATGGAGAGGGAGAGGGAGAGGGAAAGAATGTTTGAACCAACCAAAGAATACTGGCAGGCAAAAGCAGATCTATGTAAGGCAACCGCCTTGCGACAATTAGAGGACGCGGATGCGTCCGAGGCTATGAAGAACTTAGAGCGTATGGTATATGCGCTTAGCCGTGTAGGTATCACGAACGAGAGAGAGGGCAAGTAATGAGTGAAGTAACCTATTGTGAAGTTTGCTTGACAAACTTTACAGATGATGACGACTTTAACCATAGGTTTGACTATCCAGTCTGCCTATCCTGCGCCGATAAAATGGAGGTTCTAGTATGAGTGAAGTAATAGCCTTTCACCCGAAAGTATCACCCTTATTCACCTTTTATGAGGTGGTAGAGGGAGAGGGCAACGCCGTATGGGGCGGCAACGACCCGATAGAGGCAGTCCAATGGCTACGCCGTAGCCCACTTAACTCACGCCTGCTAGTATCAGCGTGGGACGCAGAGGACGAGGACGCTATGCTCGTTGGGCAACCAATGGACATAACTAAGATCGTATTTGCCACGTTAGCAGGAGTCCTATGATACTGGGAATCATTGGCGTAATGGTAGTCTTCTACCTGTTATTAGTAGCTGAGGATAAACTTAATGGGTGAGCAGGAGACCAAGACGGTGAGTGGCAAGCAAGCTATCTCATACCGTAACTACAGACGAGCGAGAGACCGAGCACTGGTGAGGCTAACACACGCTTACCCCAACACGTACAGGCAACTGTTAGCAGAGGAGAACGCCTTTGATGAGGTTAATGGTAAAAAGTGGGTTGGTATTAGCGGTAGCACTAATCTTGTTGTGGGTATTCATACCCGCGCCAACGCAGCGACAGGAATTGTTGCCGCACAAACCAGTAGTTCACAAGACCAAAGCAACGATGCAGGAAAAGCGTGAAAACATACGTATATCCAAGCGTTACGCTTACATCTTATACAAGTGGGGGGAGAGAGAGCGAGCCTGCCTCGTCGCCTTATGGACCCGTGAAAGCAGGTTTGACCACCTTGCAAAGAACCAACAAGGATCATCAGCTTACGGAATTGCTCAACTACTTGGAGAAACAAGTCGAGATTCTAGAGAGCAAATCCTCAAAGGTCTTATTTATGTGCAGTCAAGATATGACACACCTTGTCGAGCCAAAGCCTTCCACGATAGACACAACTGGTACTGATTAGTGCTGGTTTTTGATTTCTTTTCTGGTACAGGGAGTTCAACTAAAGCGTTCAAGGATAAAGGTCATACTGTTATATCTTTTGAAATGGATGAATCATTCAAAGCTACAGAAAATGTTGATGTGCTTGTATTAGATTCCGATTATCTGATACAAACATATGGCAAACCTGACTTTATATGGGCTTCTCCTCCTTGCACATCCTTTAGTGTTGCTTCTATCGGACACCATTGGGCGCAAGGCGGGGAGAATCCTATACCAAAAACAGAATCAGCTAAATTAAGCCAGGAATTAGTAGCACATACAAGGGATTTAATATTAAAACTTAATCCTACGTATGGTTATCTTATTGAAAACCCCAGAGGAATGCTTCGCAAACTGCCAGTAGTGGCAAACTTACCCAGAAGAACAGTTACATATTGCCAATATGGTGATAGTCGTATGAAACCAACAGACTTATGGGGATATGTTGCTAATTGGGTAGCCAAACCAGCCTGTAAAAATGGTATGCCTTGTCACGAAGCTGCTCCGCGTGGAGCAAGGACTGGAACTCAAGGACTCAATGGTGCTAAGGATAGATCTAAAGTGCCATATGATTTAAGCGTTGAAATACTTTCAGCCATAGAAAGTGTGCTACACTAATCCTGCACCTCTCTGTTCCGTCAGTAAAGCCTTGCCTCGCCTTCGGCGGGGCTTTACTTTTTGGAGTCAGTAGAATAAAAGCCAGGTGCATTAAAGGTAATGGCGGGGGTGGAGAACACCCTGCTCATAGGTACGTGGCAGTCAAAGCAGATAGGTGCGTTAGCTTTAGCGTGAATACTGCGCTCAACGCCTAGTTCACTCTTACAGGTATCACACTTGTAGTCATAGATCATAATCTAATTGCGTCCTCTACTAAGAAGTAACCTACAATTTTAGGTACTTTAGCTTTGTTATCAAACTCAGTGCTGGCTGGCATCAAGTGTGTAAGCCATTGAGGTTCAGGTAAGTCAGTCAAATCAAAGGAATAGATACCAAGTGGAGTGGAATTAATATAGAAAGGGAGCAGGTTGCGTTGCGTTGCCTGCTCGATAAGAGCGCGATACTTTATCTGTTCAACAAGTAAATCGAGGTAGTGTGTCTGCCTACATTTTAATTCTATGAAATGACCAGCTTTATCGCTGATGCAATCAAAAGAGTCATAGATACCCTCACTCTTGACCAAGTCTGGATACATCTCAGACTTAAGGTGATTAAATAACTGTTCCTCGTTCATCTAAATGGAGAGTTCCCGCCAAGTTCATCTTGCAAGTGACGCAGTGCAGTGGTGCATCTACGATCAGCAGTAGATGTAGCACATTCTAGTACTTGTGCTATCTGTGCAAGTGTGTAATGCTCGTGATAACGCAAACGCAAAATAGTTTGATCTTCAATTTGTAATTTAATAAAACCCTTTTTAATATCAAGCAAAGTAGCAAGTAAGTTACCGCCTTCTGCTGGAGATGAAGAGCCACGAGGTTGCCCGTCCTTAAGCATCTCTTGTGCTTGTTCTAGGACTGTACCGTCAATAACTGAAGCAATAACAAAGGGCAGTAATTGTGCCAGTGTAGGGCTATCGTAATAGGCTTCATCGGCTATTTGATAGCCAGACTTAGTAGCCTTTTCCTTGCGTGCGTAACGCTCTGCTACACGCCTCATCTGCCACGCTATACGCTGCTCATTGTGCTTACGTTGAGCAGTATCAAGCTCGGAAAGTTGGTCATTAATATAATCAACACGAGTGGTAGCCCAGTGGAAACACTCTTGCTTTACATCTTCTAGTTCAACCCAGTTATGAAAACGACGATGAATAGTACGAGCAACTGAAGGTACTAAATCAAAGAGTATTGGGTTGAGGTCGGTCATTCTTTGGGCCAAGTCTCATCGAGTACCATCATTGCAATAGCTGAATAGTTTAGAAGGTCAATAAAACTATCGCGTAAGGATTCGTTACTAGGCTTAACACCGCTATCTAATAGGTTGTTAATGCGTGCTATTTTGTCCCACATACGTACACGCAGACCATTAAGAGGTCCACCTGGGCTAAGGCTGATGTTCTTAGGACCGTAGTCGTGGTGCTTTTTAATAAGTAAGTTACCTGCTGAATCCAAGATGCGCCAAACATTAGTGACAAAAGTATCATCTACCTTATTGGTATCGGTCTTATCAACACTTGCTCGCTCTGATAATCGGAGTGCAAGATCTGAAAGCCCATATGCTGCAAAGTCTGTAACATTGTGATCCACTCGTCCTTTGTCATTCACCAGCATATCCTCCAATTAGAATCTTTCGTGTCGCTTCTGCCCCATTAGCAAGGTAAAAGTCCGTAATGTCCATTCCTGCTGGTAAGGATACAATAGTGCTGTTCATCACCTCGTTTGCGACACGCTTAGAAAACTCAGCCCCAGGATTAGAACCATCTTCTTTAATGTCGTTATCTCCTACTATAAATACAGTGTCGTAACCGTTATAAAGTTTAGGAAAGTGTGACTTCCAAGCAGCAACACCAGGAACACCTGTTGCTGGTATGCCAAGAACACCTGATGCAATGACTGTATCTAACTCACCTTCACAAATAAGAATGTATGGAGTCTGCAATAAAATATCGGATACGTTATACAGATGTGATTTCTGATTAGCTGGAGATCCATACTTAGGTTTGCCATCATCAATACGTCTAAATTTAAAGCCAACGCAGTCACCAGAGGCAGTAATGTATGGAATAGATATCCAACCCTCATACATCTCGTGACCGTTGATTGGATTAGTAACTGTACCTAACTGAAAGCGACCTGCTGCCTGCTCAGATATTCCACGTTCTTCGAGTGCGACTATTACTTCTGGAGTTATTTCCTGCGCGTACTGGATTGCCGCTTCCAGCAGCAATTTCGATTGCACGTTTGAGGCCATCTTTAAACTCCATATTCTCTAAGATACACACCAAGTTTACTGCATTGCCACCCTTACCGCAGGTGTGGCAGTAGTACAAATTGTCTAATGTATTTATTACTGCTGACCTTCTACTGTCGTTGTGTAAACAACACCGCACAGAAGATGATCTTCCTTCCCTTACTTCACCGCCATAGTTAGCAACGATAGCTGCTATGGGGATTGTGTTTGCATCAACGGCGCCTTTGAACCTTTGCTTACGAACCACCCTGGACCAACCTTGTGCTGACATCCACAGTCTCCTTCGTACTCGCATTTGTCGTGCCAGTGTGTGGCACGCTTAAGATGACCTAGTGAGTTCTCCTCACCAGCCTTACGACAACTTAGGCAAATCATCCTTCTGTCTGACTTCCACTTTCGACCACCGCTTGCTCTGTGGCATCGGTTTCTTCTTGAACTTTGACATTTTCCGTCTCTTCAACGGTTTCATTATTGATGGCATTTGCATCACTCCATATCTCAGATGTGTTAATAAATCCTTCAGGTGTTGGCATTAGTTAATCTCCTTTGCAAAATTAAAATTATTACCAAGAAAAGTAAATGTAAATCCATTGGTAATTCCGTATTCATCTGTTTCTGTTTCATAGAAAGACCATCCCAGAAAACCCTTAAACCACTTATCTTGGTGAGTATCTCTATCTTGATATTTGTACATTACTGTTTCTCCTTTAGCCATTGTTTAAGATCTTGGATTACCCAAGCCGATTCGATACTGGAGTTGCGACGCTTAACAATTACATAGTGCAGTGGTACTTCCCCGATACCACGTGCCTTAGCGTAGTTAAGCGCCTCAACCTCAGCTTCCCTCCAGAATTCAGGCAAGGAAAGAGTTGCCCTGTTCTTGAGTTCTAAGATAAAGGTTTCCCCCGATATGATAACAACCATATCCCCTTCATCTTTTGCCCCAGCCTTAGTCAAACGTTCTGCCATAGCACCCATACTGCGGAACCATTTCATTACATCTGTCTCGAACTGAGAACCTTTGCGGCCATTCTTGTTAGCCATTTTTTACCTTGTTAATCTTATAAACCTGCTTGCCATCTTCTTCTTTAATCTCAATGAGACCAGACTCAAGCAGTGCAATCAATAAGTTTTTCATCTCTTCACGCAGTGCGTTGATTTGATTCTTTACGTATTGTATTTCAGTACTGA